CAACAGATCAATTCATCATTGAGGTTCACGAACTTGACTTTGTTGATGAAGATCCAGACGAGTTGAAAGAATGAAATACAACCACCAACAACTCAAGGACTTAGAGGATCAATTCCTCAAGGACTTCCACCGTGGCCTTCTCACAAGGACACAACTGCTCAACATCATCCACCGTCTTGATCGTATTTCTCACCACCTATGACCGAACAAAAAAGCGAGCGTTGGCTTCTTCTCAACGCGATTGAATGTTGGTTGTATTACTTTCCCCAACATCAATGGGCAGCGCAGTACAAAGAACTCAGGGATGTGCTGCAGCAAGCAGTCACAAACGAAACGAAGAGTGAGGTAGAAGAACCGATAAAGGAAGAAATCCAGAAGCCTCAAGGCCGCAGGACTGCTGCCAAGGCTACAAATAAAAACACATGAAAGGTAATTGTATGACTTTTGCTGTTGTGCCAAAAGTGTATGAAATTACCTTGCGTTCTGGTACTAGATACATTTTAGCGCCCAGCTCAGAAGATGCAGCGTGGTCTGCTCTTGAGCTGTCCCAAGAACACAACGACCAGCTCATAAATGTGAAGCTTAGAGATGAATGGTAAGCGGTACTATCCCAACAATTGGGACTCATATTACGAAGCACCTGACGACATGTTTGAGCCTCACACGTTTGAGGAGTTAATGACATGGAAGGTAGCCAATTGGGAGCTACCGTCTAGTGTCTGCTGCATCATTCGTGTGAGTGATTGTAAAACTGGAGCGATTAAAGAACACGTTTATCAGCGTCATTCAGCGGCTGAAAACAAGGTCGCACAGTTAATGAAAACGCCTGGTATCGAGTTCACTGTATGTGACCACGAAAGCATCCACCACCTCACCATGAAACTTACCAATGAGTGAAACCACCTTTGAACGCCGGTTGCAGCAACTGATCACGGACGTTATGCAACATCCGAATAGTGAAGAACTTCTAAGACTAGCCCAAGAGCAACTTGTAGATGATACGTTTATACTTGAAGATTCAGATACATGACTCTTGTGTGTTTCGGCCCGTTGTACGTGGGCATTGATCAGGAATCCTTTTGGGATGCGTGGCGAGATCCCGCTGCACACCTTGTCCACTTGGGTAGGTTGCGTCTAGAATGGGACTGTCGTCCTCGATACGATGGATCCACTCAAAAGACAGCTCAGCAATCCGCAGATCGAGCGACTGCTCAAGGTCATCGAAGCTATTCGTGTCCTTGATCGAGAGATGCCAGCTCAAGTGGTAGCCACTTTCTTATACGTAGCTTCCCACAATGAGTGTCACAAGGTCGCCTTGGAGGAGGACTTAAACTTCCCAACCTCCAGCGGCAGCCGCAACACCGACTGGCTCTCTCGTTTTCACAGGCTTCGCAAGCCTGGCTTGAACCTGATTAGCAAGGAGGTAGACCCACTCGATCGCCGCCGAACGATTCTCAAACTGACCCCAAAAGGGGAGCAGCTTGTTCACCACATCACCCAATTGCTGTATGGCGACAAGACTTGAGAAATTAATGGAGCGCAAGCCTGAAAAGTCCACCATCAAGACCTTTCAGCACGCCTTCCAATTTGCTCTTTCAACCCATGACAAGTGGTCTCTCAATCGAGAGAAGAACAGTCAAGGGCACAACGCAAGACGCTTCATGCAACAGCTGGAGAAGTTTTGTGAGAGCGACGCGATTCCGATTGCGTACATTGCTGACGACTTCAACGTCAAGCAAATCATCAACGAGATGCAGGACCATTACAACTGGAGTGATTCCAGCTGCAACAAGTTCTGTTCATTCTTGAGCACCACCTTTAAGGAGTGCTTGGATCACGACATGCTTGCCAAGATGCCACGCATCCCACGCAAGGCAGAAACAATGGGCCGTACCGAATGGTACACCAAAGAGCATGTCGAGCAGTTGTGTGGGTACGCCAAGGAGACCGAGCGTCACAAGTTGGCGGATTTGATGTTGTTTGCGGCCTACACAGGGCTGCGTCAACAAGAACTTCGCAAGCTAAAGCGCCGGGACTTTGACTACAAACTCAACGTACCTTTGATCCACGTTGGTGGTACGAAGGACTCCATCACCAAGACGGGCAACTACCGAACCGTTCAATTACCGGAGCGGATTCATGAACTTGCCGAGCGTTTGTGCCACCGCAAGGACGCAAACGATTTGATCTTTGGAGAGGATTGGATCAACAGGCAACAGATCAACCGGGCATTTAATCCGGTGAAGTCTGTGGTCAAGACCCGTGTGGATGGCATCACCGATGCCCATGTGTTCCACACATTCCGCCACACCTACGGCACCTGGCGCATCGCGGCAGGCTCTCCGATCATGGATGTTAAGTTCGCCATGGGTCACTCCACAGTGGCCATGACCGAGCGATACGTCCATAACACAGGTGGGGTCAGCACGCAAGGCGACGTGCGTATCTAGGTCCGTCTAAAGCAGTGGAGATTTCGGCTGCTATCATGAAATTCCCAAGCGGTCTCAACGTTGAGAATCGCTGGAATCCCTTGGGAGCGTGCCGGAATTGGTAGACGGACTCGACTCAAAATCACAGTTCGTTAAGCATCCACCTCAGCATTAGACAGGCACATTCGGGAGGGAGACCTCCCGTTTTTATTGAGGTTTTCAATCTCTCCACTTGGGCACGGATTAGGCGCCCAGTCGAGTCCAATTCTCACACAATTCTTCACACTCACGCCTATGCCCACACCGGCTCAGATCGATGAGCAGATCCGATTGGAACGCGATCAGATCCGACAAGGCCTCAAGCAGCTACGGGACAACACGCAACGACTGGAAGAAAAGGAGTACGCAAGTGCGTCGGTTTACGGCGTAGCGTCTATCCAGACTTTGATTCCGTTGGTGGTCAAACGGATCGAAGAAACCAACAACCGCATCCACGAAGGCAAGATTGGGGTTGCCTTTGCGGAGATCAAGCAGTACCTCACGGATGTGGAAGCGGAGGTGGCCGCTGCCATTGCTTGCAAGGTGACCTTCGACAAGGTGTTTGGAGTCAAGCCCGCCAGCTCCCAAATCCAGAACGTGACCGATGCCATCGGGGCGGCCTTGGAAGCGGAGTGCATGATGCGGCACTACGAGCGGGAGGTGCCGGGGTTGCTGCAGATCCTGCAAGACAACTACTGGCACCGTTCCATTGGAACTCACCAAAAGGTGAAGGTGATCAGCACCTTGATGAACCGCTACGACGTGCCCCACTGGCAAGCCTGGGGCCGCGCCAACCGCATCAAGCTTGGGGGCTGGTTGCTGGATTGCGTCTGCAAGGCGACCAATTGGTTCATGACTGACATGCGCCAAGAGGGACGCAAACGTCAAAACTACGTGGTTCCAACCCCTGAATTTCTAGAAATCAAGGATCAGGTGGTCGGGCAAGCCGAGCTGTTCAGCCCGTTGGCTTGGCCCATGCTGATCGAGCCGAACGATTGGAGCAGAGACCACTGTGGGGGCTACCTGCTAAATGAAGTCATGCGAGGCCATGACATGGTTCGCCGGGGCGATCAGGGGTGTATACAGGGAGAAACACCTATCGCCTTTCTGAACAAGATTCAGAAGGTGGCCTACCGCCTTAACCCGTTTATCGTTGGGGTGGCTGAGACGCTTCTGGAAAAGCAGATCTCAGTTGGCAAGTTTGTCCCTATTGTCGAATTACCTCTACCTCCCAAACCCGTAGACATTGCTGAGAATTACGACTCTCGCAAGGACTACAGGCGAAGGGCAGCGGAGGTGAGAAACATCAACGCCCAAGCGTTTGACCGATCCGTGAGAACACGGATGACAATGAACGCTGTTCAGATCTTCAAGGAGCGGGAGAAGTTCTTTATTCCTTGGTCGTTTGACTATCGTGGAAGAGCTTTTCCAATTCCTGCATTTCTAACACCGCAGGATACGGACTTCGGAAAGTCATTGCTTCGGTTTTACGAAGAGTCGTTCATCACTCCCGAAGCCGAAGAATGGTTAGCTTTTCAAGTGGCCACAACCTACGGTTTGGACAAGGCCCCCATGCAGGAACGGCAGGCATGGGTGGCTGAGAACAAGGAATTGATCAAACGGGTAGCCAAAGATCCCATTGACAACTTGAGTGAATGGGAAGCAGCGGAAGAGCCTTGGCAATTCCTGGCTGCCTGTGAGGAGTATTACCACTGCATCCTTGAATGTGATCGTCAGCACACGGGGCTGATGGTCGCCACAGATGCAACCTGCAGCGGTCTACAGATCCTCGCTGGATTGGCCCGAGATGCCTCTACAGCACGTCTTGTGAATGTCTTGCCTAGCGAGCGACCACAAGATGCTTACAAGGTGATTGCAGAGGCTGCTAGGCCCCATGTACCTGCTTCTGTGCAGCCATACATGGACCGCAAAGTGACCAAACGAACGGTCATGACCATCCCCTACAACGCGAAGCCATACTCCAACCGTGGGTACATTCGTGAAGCGTTGGAGGAGAAGGGTGTTGAGGTTAAAAAGGACGATTTAACCGCGACCGTAAAGGCTGTACGAGACGCCATGAACAAGGTAGTCCCTGGGCCTATGGCTGTAATGAAATGGATCGAAGCCGAAGTGGCAGAAGCCATAAAGGCAGGAGCAAAGGTGCTGACGTGGAGGACTCCCTCTGGGTTTGTCGTCACACAAAAGCTAATGAAAAAAGATGTAGTTCGTATTCAGCTACAACTTCTTGGATCGTGTGAAATCCATGCCGCTGTCGGGGATACCGACGAGGTGGACTTATCACACCATAAAAACGCAACAGCTCCCAACCTGATCCATTCTTTGGATGCGTCACTGCTTCACCTGTCAACCCTTAGGTTCAATGCACCCATTGCATTGATCCACGACTCAGTGCTGTGCAGGGCTACTGACATGGGGATCCTGTCCACTTTGGTACGAGAGACCTACATGCACCTGTTTGCAGAGCACGACTACTTGACTGATTGGGGAAACCAAATCGGTGCCCAATCAGACCCCCCGATCATCGGCGGCCTTGAGGCCGAATCCGTGATTGAATCCACCTACTTTTTCTGTTAATGGCACAAACTGTTCACGTCACCAAAGATCCTGTTGTCCTTGAGGGCTATCAGGCAGTCATGAAACCCTCCAAGTTTGGTTACTCGCTTGGAGCCCTGGTTGACGACCATCTGATCGAACTGCTGGAAGCGGATCGAACTGAAACCCTGAAATGGGCTGAATCGAAACTGAAGAACCCCAAGCGCAGCGTGCTCAAGCCTGAACCTTGGGAAGAAGTGAGCGAAGGCAAATACAAAGTCAAGTTCAACTGGAACGACGAAACTCGTCCCCCTGTGGTCGATTCGGAGGGCACCCCCATCACCGATGAAAGCACTCCCCTGTACAGCGGCTCCAAGGTGAAGCTGGCCTTTCGTCAGAAACCCTATGTGCTCAAAGATGGTGTCACCTACGGCACCAGTCTGAAGCTGGTGGGCATCCAAGTGATTGCCCTGAACAGCGGTGCTGCTGTCGATACGGGTGACCTTGGTGAAACCGAAGTGGCTGCTCTGTTTGGGCAGACCAAGGGGTACAAAGCCAATGACCCGAACGTGACTCCTGTGGTCCCGGAGGACACGGACGACGACTTCTGATGTTTCGATCAGGCTTGGAGCAGCAGGTCGCTGATCTGCTCTCCAGCTTGAAGGTCAAATACGAATACGAGTCAACAAAAGTTCCCTATATTCTCCAATGCAATTACACCCCTGACTTCTTGCTGCCCAACGGCATTTACCTAGAAGTCAAGGGAAGGCTAACGGTAGAAGATCGAAGGAAGATGCTCGCTGTGAAGAAGAGCAATCCTGAACTAGATATTCGCTTTGTCTTTCAAGCCCCATACAACAAGATCAATAAAGGATCAAAGACCACCTACGCCAAATGGGCCGAGAAGTACGGGTTCCTTTGGTGTTCTTATTCCACCATTCCACTCACATGGCTCACCTGACCTACGGCACTCCGGAGTTTTACGAGCAACAGTTCAGCGATTTATTGGCTGATGTTGAAGCAGAAAACCCGGAGATCGCTGAGAACATCGTCAGGGGTTTCTTCCTAGCCCTTGACTCCTGGTTCAACTATCACCAAGCTCAAGCAAATGCTTACGAACAACTCCGAAAGCGAGTTCGTGAGGCACTTGCCGTGTGAATACTGTGGGTCATCAGATGCAAACTCCTTGTACTCTGATGGCCACACTTTTTGTTTCTCCTGTCACACATACGGACACAGCGACGAAGATGTTCACACTCACCAACCCATGTCACGAGCAAGCTCAATCAGAGGATCAGCCGAGCGGCTGCAAAAACGAAACATCTCTGAGAAAGTCTGCGAAAAATACAAAATCTACAAAGACGGAGACGTTCTACGGTTCCATTATTTCGACGATGCTGGCATCCTTAAAGGCTGCAAAGTAAAAACCAAAAGCAAGGTCTTTAGCTATGAAGGCGAAACCTCAGGATGTCTCTTTGGACAACATTTGTTTCCCTCCACTGGAAAACGAGTCGTTATCACTGAAGGAGAACTCGATGCGGCTTCGTGTTTTGAAGCTATGCCGGGGTGGCCGATGGTCTCTCTTCCTAGCGGTGCCGCTGCGGCAAAGAAAGCGATTCAACGGGCTCTCCCCTGGCTCCAGGGTTATGAGGAGATTGTCCTGTTCTTCGACAATGACGAGGCAGGCCGTAAGGCGACGGAGGAAGCAGCAAGCGTATTGCCACCTGGCAAATGCAAGATTGCATCGCTCCAGGGTGATTACAAAGATGCGTCAGACGCCCTCTCTACCAATGACTCTGAAGCGGTTCGTCGCGCTATTTGGAACGCGAAACCTTACCGTCCAGATGGGATCGTTGATGGCAAAAACCTTCTAGAGCTAGTCACTACACCCTCTCCACCATCAGACCATGACTACCCTTTCGCCGGATTACAAAATAAACTTCACGGGATCCGATACGGCGAGCTTGTTACAATTACTGCAGGATCTGGCATTGGTAAATCCAGCTTCTGTAGAGAGTTGGCAACTCACCTTCTTAGTTCCGGTGAACGAGTTGGATACCTGGCTCTCGAAGAGTCAAATCGTCGCACAGCTCTCGGACTGATGTCCGCAGCAGTTGGAAAGAACCTCCACCTAGGAACGCATGAACGATCTACTCTCACCGACGCTTATCAAAAGACTCTTGCTGACTGGAATCTCTTTCTTTTCGACGGCTTTGGTTCTTTTGATCCTGATCTCATCTACAACCGAGTTGAGTACCTGGCAGCGGGTCTTGATGCACGGGTCATCTTTCTAGATCACCTGTCAATCCTTCTCAGTGGCCTGGATGGTGATGAACGTCGAATGATCGACACCACCATGACCAAGCTTCGTTCATTGGTTGAACGGACTGGTGTGGCGATGTTCCTTGTCTCACACCTACGTCGCACATCTAATGACAAAAATCACGAGGAGGGCGCTCGCGTCACTCTGGGGCAGCTCAGGGGAAGCGCAGCAATTGCTCAGCTCTCTGATGGAGTTATCGCACTTGAGCGAGACCAACAGGCCGCATCTGGAGGAAGTAATACGACAGTGCGAGTCCTTAAAAATCGCTATTCGGGCGAAGTTGGCGTCGCGTGCAACTTGAGCTACGACCTAGATACTTGTAAGTTCCATGAAACTGAAGCAACAGAAGACTTCAACGCAACAACAGATTTCTGAGTTAACCCGACCAATTCCACCCAAGCCTGAAGATGTCACTAGAGCCCAGTTCGTTGACAAGACCTATCGGGGATGGGCCGACACTCGTCTTCGATCTTGAAACAGACGGGTTTCTAAATGATGTTACCCGTGTCCACTGTCTGGCTATCTACGATGTCCAGGCGAACCAAATATTGGTTTACAACGACGAAGGGACTGAAGAACCAGTTATTCGTGGCATTGAACGTCTTGAAGACGCATCGTGCATTATTGGTCACAATATTATTGGTTACGACTGCCCTGTTATTCGTAAACTCTTTCCTTGGTTTTCTCCTAATGGTTTGGTTGTTGACACTTTAGTGTTGTCCAGGCTGTACCACACAGACATTCTGAAGATTGATACCAACAGGTCATGGAAGCATATGCCTGCTCAACTGTATGGTCGTCATTCTCTAGAAGCCTACGGATACCGGCTGGGTGAATACAAGGGAAACTTTTCCAAGACAGCTGACTGGAAAGAGTGGTCACAAGAGATGCAGGATTACTGCGTCCAAGACGTTGTTGTAACACACAAACTATGCAAACACTTCCACCCCTACCTGAGTGGGTTGCGCTAGAGCACAGAGTTGCTCAGATTCTTACTGATCAAGAGATACATGGATGGTACTTTGATGAGCCTGCTGCATGGAAACTTGAATCGACTCTCAGACAAGAACTTGAAGGTCTTACTGAGTTACTACGAAACAGGCACCCTCTCGTTAAGGGATCAGAGTTCACTCCTAAACGAGCTAACAAAACCAGTGGCTATGTCGAAGGAGCTACTTTCTCTCGACTAAAAGAGTTCAATCCTACATCCAGGGATCACATTGCCTGGGTAATGGAGACCCACTACAAATGGAAGCCAACCCAGTTCACTGATAAGGGTAAAGCCACAATTGATGAGGTAGTCCTGAAAGACATTGGTACGCCGATTGCTCTTCAGTTCTTCCGTTGTCTGGAGCTAACGAAACAGCTTGGCATGTTGTCGGAAGGCATCAATGCCTGGTTGAAGTTAGTAAGAGACAGCAGGATTCATCACCACTGCTCAGTGGCCACAAACACCCATCGGTGTGCACATAGGAAACCAAACCTTGCCCAGGTGCCCAGTGACGCTGATTTTAGAAAGCTATTCCGCGCTAGCCCTGACATGTGCATGGTTGGTGCTGACCTCGCAGGGATTGAACTGCGACTGCTTGCCCATTATCTGGCTCGATACGATGGAGGCCGCTACGCAGATGTTCTTCTCAACGGTGACATTCACCAGGAGAACGCTGACAAGATAGGCATTAGTCGTCGTCTCGTTAAAACAGTTACTTACGCTTTTCTATACGGTGCTGGAGATCAAAAGATTGGGTTGTCCTACGACCAAAGCCTTTCCCAGAACGAGGCGCGAAAGAAAGGCAAGGAAATCCGGCAAGCCTACATGGATGCTATTCCTGGCCTTGAGAAACTTGTTAATGCAACTAAAAAAGCTGCAGAGCGAGGTTATGTACGCAGCATCGACGACAGGCGTATCAGCGTTGACTCGGGGCATAAAGCTCTGAACTACCTGCTTCAGTCAGGAGCCGGAGTGATTGCAAAACGCTGGATGGTGATGACTGATGAGGTTGTCAAAAGAAGTAAATGGAAAGCTCATCAAGTACTTTTTTGCCATGATGAACTCCAATATGAATGTGGCAAAGACCTAATAACAGAATTAAAAGAAACACTTGAGCAGTCCGCAGTTAAGGCGGGTCTTTACTACAACTTGCGAATCCCAATTGCTGCAGAGTCTGGGCACGGAAATACATGGAGTGATACCCATTGATATTTATGTGCACCCTTCTTGTGAGGACATAGGAGCCTCAGCCAACGGAGACGTATGGACTTGCTGGACAAAAGGTAGCGGTAGTAGGAGACCAATAAAAACAAAATACTGGAGGCTCCAAGATACATATTGTGGAGCAAAATTTCGACCCAAGCAATCTATTGCCTTACCCGTAGAAGTAGCAACACAGCTGGGGAACAAAAACAAGTGCAGGGTAATTGCCGGAAGATTTAATCTTGAATGTTTCTTAGGCAGACCACTGGAGACCTGGGAGGTTTGTCGTCATGGAATCGGAGGCAACTGCAACCATTCTTTTGAGAATATAACAGTTGGATGCCAGCTAAATAACATAATAGACGAGGTTATAGCAGGCAAAATAGTGACAAACAAATCCCAATTAGTCGAGGCAATAGAAAGACTGACAGACTACCTATCCACTCACGTAGATGCCACCCAAAACCAAATCGAAGTCTCAGTTAGCAAAGAAGCAGTTTGAGTCAAGATCAAAATTCAAGCACACCAAACAAGGCAACGGAACTCGATCCCTTCCAAAAGGAACCAAAAAGCTACGTCGGGGGCAAGGCAAATGAGCCTGTTGATCGATGCTGACTTTATTGTCTATAAGTGCTGTGCAGCCAACGAATCAGAAATCGACTGGGGTGATGATGTCATCACTGTCACAAGTCGATTCAGCGAAGCCTACAACATGGTCCAGCGGGAGCTTCTCTCCATCGCCTCAGACCTTGGATGTTTTGATGATTCTATTCTGTTCTTTTCTGATTCTGTCAACTTCCGTAAATCTATTGATCCAACGTATAAAGGACATAGAAACAGAAAGAAGCCGTGCGGTTATCGCAGGGTCATCAATAAACTCAAAGAAGATTACCAAGTAATTGTCATGCCGCAACTGGAGGCTGACGATGCCATTGGCATCTATGCCACCAAAGAACAAGGCCACATTATCTGCTCACCTGATAAGGACATGAGGCAGATCCCTGGTGACCTGTACGACCTTTCTGATGGAGTAGTAACTATTACAAAAGAAGATGGGGAACGCTGGCATTACATACAGACAATGGCGGGCGATCAAACCGATGGATACTCCGGCGTACCTGGTCTTGGTATCAAGAAGGCAGCTGCTTTACTTGATGAACATGGAGCAACGTGGGAGACCGTCGTTAAGGCATTTGCTGAAAAAGATCTTTCGGAAGATGTCGCGCTCATTAACGCAAGACTCGCAAAGATCCTTCAAGCAAATGACTACGATTTCACCAATCAACAACCCATCCTTTGGACCTCCACCTCCAGTGGTCAAGCTGACAATGGAGCAGGAGTTCAAGATGCGGCAGATTGAAGATGCCCTTCAAGATCCATCCGCTCGCAAGGAAGACATCATCACCATCTTCCTTGCACTGCAGCGCCAATGTTTTGTTCTTGGTAACAACGTTTCTAACCTGATTAAAAAATGGCCCCTACCAACACCACAGGCCCAAGCTACTACCGACGAGGATCCATACAAGTCTGGGACTTTATTCGGGACCAAGGACTAAACTTCCACCTTGGCAACGCAATCAAATATATCGCTAGAGCGGGACACAAAGATTCCCGCATAGAAGATCTCCGCAAAGCAATCCACTACCTACAAAATGAGCTTGAAAACGAAATCCTTTATCAGCGACCAAGCGAAGGAGTTCCGGAAAAGTTTCCAGGTCAAAGACAGTACGAATCCAGCTTCACGGACTGGGCAGAAGACTTTGATCGTTGAGGAGTTCAAAGAATTTCTGGAAGCTGATCAACAGCTGATCATCGATTTCAAACGCAACTCAGAAGAGTGCCTCAAAGAACTAGCCGACCTTGTGTACGTCTGCTTCCAATACGCTGCCAACCTTGGCTGGGATTTGGATGAAGCACTGGATCGCGTACACGAAAGCAATATGACCAAGCTTGGAGAAGATGGTCAGCCGATACGCCGTGAAGACGGCAAGGTACTGAAAGGGCCTAACTACCAACCACCTGTACTTACTGATCTCGTTTAATAATGTCTGCCGCTACCAAAGAACTTATCGCCCGTACTGGGCGAGTGCAGTCTTGGATTGACGATCCCACCAGCCGCCTACCTGTCTCCTGCACTGTCTTTGTGGTGGAAGACACTATGGAAGGTGAAAATGGAATCGAAGCATCCTGGCGTTTTGTTTCCCACGCTCTCCGCTACGGAGCTGGCGTGGCTGTCCATCTATCCAAGCTCCGACCGAAAGGCGATGAAAATGGCAAAGGCCTTGTGGCTTCAGGCCCTGTCTCCTTTGCCAAGATCTACTCCACACTGAATGAAATCCTGCGACGTGGTGGTGTTTATAAGAACGGTGCTGTGGTGTGTCACCTGGATCTTAATCATCCTGACATCCTGGATTTTGTTACCGCTAGTCGCTCTGAGCTTCCTTGGGTTAAGCGTTGCGTCAACATTAATCCACACTGGTGGAATGTGGCGACATCGGAAGTTAAGGAGGCAGTCCTTCAAGGCATCCGCCAAGGCGACATCTGGCTGAATAAAACAAAGGTTGATCGAGATGGAAATCGAATCCGGGGAAACGTTTGCTTGGAGGTGTACCTGCCCTCACGGGGAACCTGTCTACTGCAACATGTCAACCTTGGCCAGTGCGAACTCAATGACATTCAAAGTGCATTTGTCACTGGAATGTCCCAGCTGTGCGCCCTTCACGAACAAACAGGCGTTGGATCTAGTGGAGAGTACCTCCCTCCGGAGACGGATCGCCAGGTCGGTCTGGGAGTGCTCGGACTGGCTAACCTGCTCCGTCGCTCCGGTGTGACGTACAAGGAGTTTGGTGAAGCCCTTGAAGACGTAAACAGCGGTGAACTTGAAGGTGAATATACGGCTGCGTATGTGCTAGCCAAGGAACTGCAACTTGCAATCCGAGCTGCTGCTCAAGTGGCCAAGGTGAACAACATGGAGCGAGCCTTTGCTATTGCTCCTACAGCGTCCTGTAGCTACCGCTATACGGACCTTGATGGGTACACCACCTGCCCTGAAATTGCACCTCCTATTGCCCGCCATGTGGACCGTGATAGCGGTACGTTTGGCGTCCAGAGCTTTGACTACGGTCCTGTTGAGATCGCGTCAGAAGTTGGCTGGGAGGCTTACAAGAAAGTCGCTGATGGCATCATGAGGATGCTTGAGGCTACGGGACTTCTTCACGGTTACAGCTTCAATAGTTGGTCTGATGTGATCACCTATGACGAAGCGTTTATTGAAGAGTGGCTGCAATCTCCGCAGACCTCCCTTTATTACTCGCTTCAGGTCATGAGTGATACCCAAGATAAGACCAGCGCCTATGCGGCATTGGAGGAGTCAGAAGTGGACGATTACCTGGAGTCGATTCTCTATGACAGAGATGATGATCCTGCTCCTGATTGTAATTGCGGCGAATGAACCCCTATCAAAAACTACTCAACCGTAAAAGAACTTGGACCCCTGTCCAAACAACTGCAGGCAAGCTCGTAGAGGGTGCTGAAGAAACCATCTACCGTGCATTAGCGATCCGTCATATGGAGCTTCCTGTGGGTGACTTTATTGATGAAGCACTGAAAAATGAAGTACCTAAGGCGTCAGTGGACCTCCTACGATCCAACATCAAAGACGAGGAAAAGCATGACCTTGCGCTCGGTTACATCGCCAACGCTTTGGGCGTGGATGAGAAGGCTGAATCCGAAGCCATCCGACTTCGGGATGCATGGATTGAACATCCAGATCACACGGTCCTCAAAGCAATGGTTGCCGAACGTGCAATTTTCTTCGTCCTACTTCCCTTTTTCCGTTTCAACGGTGACGCTGGACTGAGGACTGTAAGCGCAGATATTAGTCGTGATGAACAAGTACACGTGGCTACAAATAGTCTTGTGTGTAGGGAGCTCAATCTTGATTGGAGTCCTTCTCTTGACAAGCTCCGTAAAGCAACTATCAATTGGGTGATGCAACCCCTTTCTGGGGTGGAGTCAAACAAATATCTGAATAAAAAATTTTGGCTGGATGCCAGTGATCGCCTGATGTACGAGGGCAAAGCTCCTGAGCTTTCCGAGACCAAGCGAGCACGGATGCCAGCGTTCTTTGAACATGCAAATCCAAACCTCCCGCAGTACGCTTAACCTTGGGCTTACTGTAGAGAAACTTCTAGAAGAATTAGAAGATCAATTTCCACCTTTTAACCCACAACCTGATCTACCGCTGAACCAGATCATGTATCGAGCTGGTCAGCGCAGTGTGGTTGAACTCATTAAATCTCGTATTACTGAAGAGGAGTAAGAACATGTGTGGTGGTAACAACGCTCATCACGCTCAAGAAGAAGCTAAGCGAGCTGCAGCACGTCAAGCTGCTGCTTACGAAGAAGCAATGCGTCAACAAGAGCAGCGCAATGCTGCCACGCTGGAGGCTATGAAGCCTAAGTACACACCGCCTCCGGTTGACACTGGTGCACAACTGTCAGACAACCAAGGGGTGCGTCGTAAAAAGACTCGTAAATCTACAACCATTGACGCAAGCAGGGGCATCGCCTCTCTCCGGATTCCCCTGAATACCGGGAACAGCGGTAGTGGTTCTGGTCCCAATATGGGTTGAATAAATGCACGCACGTAGTCGGTACGATCAACTCTCTACCTACCGTTCTCAGTTTCTTGAAACTGCAGTGCGTTGTTCGGAGCTAACGCTTCCGTATCTCATCCAACGTGACGAGACACGGGTCACCCATCAAATCCTTAAGCAACCTTGGCAAAGCGTAGGTGCAAAGGCGGTAGTCACATTGGCAGCCAAACTCATGCTGTCTCTCCTGCCACCTCAAACTACGTTCTTCAAGCTTCAAGTTCGTGATGACAAGCTGGGCACTGACCTGCCTGCACAAGTCCGATCTGAACTTGATCTGAGTTTTGCCAAAATGGAACGTATGGTGATGGATTCGATTGCTGCATCCAGTGATCGAGTTACTGTTCACCAAGCCCTCAAGCACCTTGTTGTAGGGGGGAACGCTCTTGTCTTTATGGGCAAGGATGGGTTGAAGCATTACCCGCTCAACCGCTATGTCGTTGAAAGAGATGGCAACGGTAACATCATTGAGATCGTTACCAAAGAACTGATCAACAAAAAGCTGCTACCCAAGGAAATGGTTGAGGCTGTGGGCCGTCAACCTAATACTGGTATTGACAGCGGCGGCTCATACAACGGAGATGATGCTGAGGTCTACACCCACGTTCGTCTCGACAACAACCGTTGGATCTGGCATCAGGAAGTCTTTGACAAGAAGGTTCCTGGGTCTGAGTCCAAAGCCCCAAAGGAAGCAAGCCCTTGGCTGGTCCTTCGCTTCAACTCTGTCGATGGTGAGAACTATGGCAGGGGTCGAGTAGAAGAGTTCCTTGGTGATCTACGGTCACTTGATGCACTCGCTCAGGCCCTTACAGAAGGCTCTGCAGCAGCCGCTAAGGTCGTCTTCGTGGTATCACCCTCAAGCACGACCAAAGCCCAGACGCTGGCCCAGGCAGGCAACGGTGCGATCATTCAAGGACGGCCCGAAGATATTGGTGTCGTACAGGTTGGCAAGACCGCTGACTTCAGTACAGCTGCCAACATGATGGCAACGCTGGAACGACGGATCTCCGAAGCGTTCCTTGTCCTTACTGTTCGTCAGTCGGAGCGGACTACTGCTGAAGAAGTTCGTCTGACCCAACTTGAACTTGAGCAGCAGCTTGGCGGCTTGTTCTCCTTGCTGACTGTTGAGTTCCTGATTCCATACCTGAATCGTAAGCTCCTTGTCCTGCAACGCTCTGGTGAGCTGCCCAGGATTCCTAAGGAGATAGTCAGGCCGACCATTGTGGCTGGCATCAACGCTCTTGGTCGTGGTCAAGATCGTGAATCTCTCACGACCTTTATCAGCACCATTGCCCAGACCCTTGGACCTGACAACCTGATGCGCTACCTCAACCCTGAGGAAGCTATCAAACGTCTTGCTGCATCTCAAGGTATTGATGTACTCAACCTTGTGAAGACAATGGAGCAACAACAGCAGGAGCAAGCAACTGCAATGCAACAACAATCCCAGATGATGCTGACGAAGCAAGCTGGCCAGATGCTGCAGGCTCCCATTGCTGACCCATCGAAGAACCCCAACGCTGAGGAAATGCTTGGCAACGTTGTTGGCGGTCTGACTGGCATGGGTGCAGCACAACCCACTCAATAACCTTTTATGGCTGAAACACTAACCTTTGATCCAACTCCACCGGCTGAGGTGATGTCAAGCATCGATGCCGATCAAGCGGAATCTCTTGCCATTGGTGAGGCAATGATGGCTGAGCAGGAAGGTCTGCTCGCTGGTAAATACAAAGACGCTGCCGCTCTTGAGCAAGCTTACCTTGAACTTCAAAAAAAACTTGGTCAAGGCGACAACGAAGAAGAGGGTGAAGCAGAAGATGGGGGACAGGAGGAGTACGAAGAAACAGATGAAGAGTCTGAGGACTATGTGATTGACTTCCTTGCTGAGGTTGATCAAGAGTTCTCAAGCAACGGACAACTCAGTGAGGAAACTCTTGAGAAGTTCTCTCAGATGTCTTCGCGTGAACTTGTTGATGCCTACTTCCGCTACCAAGAACAAAACGGTGGTCCTCAGCAGCAACAGTCTGTTGAGCTGTCTACCGCTGACATCAACCATATCAAAAACTCTGTAGGCGGTGACGGTGCTTATCAACAGCTCACTAGCTGGGCTGCAGAAAACTTCTCGCCTGAGGAAGTAGAAGCCTTTGACTCTGTTGTGGAGTCAGGCAACATGGCTGCTATTAACTTGGCACTTCAAGCACTTTACTATCGGTACACTGACGCTGTGGGCTTTGAAGGTGAAACGCTGCAAGGCAAACCTGCTCGGTCTATGGATGTGTTCCGCAGTCAAGCAGAGGTTGTGCGAGCAATGAGTGATCCCCGATACGAGCGGGATCCGGCTTACCGCCAAGACATCATCGAAAAACTTGCACGATCTGACGTTGACTTCTGAAAACCTTTGGGCTAAAGAGCCACCCATCTATATGGATCCTAACTACCTTCAGTCTCACAATGAACGGGCCGAACTTATTAATGGCCGCTTGGCTATGCTTGGCTTCGTGGCTGCTGTGGGTGCTTACGCACTGACTGGTCAAATCATTCCTGGAATTTGGTAATGCCTAAAGTAGGATCTAAAAATTACTCTTACACCGCTGCTGGCATGGCGGCTGCCAAAAAGGAAGCTGCCAAAACTGGCAAGAAAGTTGAAAACAAGAAACCAAAGAAATGATGGCTAAGCCTGGTCTCTACGCAAACATCCACGCCAAGCGGAAACGTATTGAAGAAGGCAGTGGAGAAAGGATGAGGAAGCCTGGTACTGCTGGTGCACCCACTGCTAAACAATTTAAGCAAGCAGCTAAAACTGCTAAGAAAAAGTAGTATTGGTAGTTCCGTCAATACTGCGCGTGTATTGGCGGAATTGTAGGCGTAAGCAATATAAAAGTTCTTTGCTTATTAATTATGCTTCCTATTCTAACTACTCTGTCGGTGATCACCAGTTGGTACGGTCCTGGCTTCCACGGAAACCTCACCGCCAATGGTGAGCGATACAATCAAAACGGCCTTACTGCAGCGCACAAGACACTCCCTTTTGGAACTAAACTTAAAGTTTGTTTCAAACGGTGTGCCGTTGTTCGGGTCAATGATCGTGGTCCCTATCATGGTAATAGGGCAATCGATCTCAGTAAAGGTGCGGCTGATCGAATCGGTCTCACTAACTCTGGAGTTGGAAGGGTAAAGGTAACCCGTCTTAACTAACTTCATTCATGACTGCTACACTCGCAGCTCCCCGCTCTCAGTCCAACTGGGAGCGTTTTTGTAGCTGGGTAACCAGCACTGATAATCGTCTTTATGTTGGGTGGTTCGGGACACTGATGATTCCGTGTCTTCTTGCAGCCACCACTTGTTTTATTCTTGCATTTATTGCGGCTCCTCCTGTCGATATTGATGGCATCCGTGAGCCTGTATCCGGAAGTCTTCTTTATGGAAACAATATCATATCGGGAGCCGTCGTTCCGAGCAGCAATGCCATCGGACTTCACCTGTACCCAATTTGGGAAGCTAATTCACTTGATGAATGGCTCTACAACGGGGGTCCATATCAGCTCACAGTGTTCCACTTCCTCATTGGTATCTATGCTTACCTGGGACGAGAGTGGGAACTTAGCTATCGATTAGGGATGAGGCCTTGGATCTTTGTCGCATATTCTGCCCCAGTCGCCGCAGCTACGGCGGTTTTCCTTGTCTACCCGTTTGGTCAAGGTAGTTTCTCCGATGGGATGCCTCTCGGTATATCGGGTACGTTCAACTACATGCTTGTCTTCCAAGCCGAGCATAACATCCTCATGCACCCCTTCCACATGCTGGGTGTCGCTGGGGTGTTTGGTGGGTCGCTATTCAGTGCAATGCATGGTTCGCTGGTTACGTCCTCGCTTGTGCGTGAAACTACTGAAGAGGTATCTCAGAACCAAGGCTATAAGTTTGGACAAGAGGAAGAGACTTACAATATCGTAGCCGCTCATGGTTACTTTGGCCGTTTGATCTTCCAGTACGCTTCGTTCAATAACTCTCGTAGTCTGCACTTCTTCTTGGCTGCTTGGCCTGTTGTGGGCATTTGGTTTGCTGCCCTAGGAGTCAGCACCATGGCCTTCAACCTGAACGGGTTTAACTTTAACCAGTCGCTCCTTGATAACCAAGGTAACGTCATCAACACCTGGGCAGACATCCTCAACCGAGCTGGTCTTGGCTTTGAGGTGATGCACGAACGTAATGCTCATAACTTCCCCCTTGATCTGGCTACTCACAAAGCACCAGTGATTGGGTGATTACTGGAGTAGGGACACCTCAGAGTCGGATCTCTACTCTCTAGGCTGAGGCCGGTACGCCGACACCCTTAGCCGTTGACAGTCGGAAAGACGACAACAAAATATCGCAACAAATTTTTCCAAACGTTTGGAGAGCAAGTAAACAACTTCTTTCTCTCTTTCAATGGCACATCAAACTTCTACCCTGACCACGAGCCTGACTCGTCCTGGTCAGGATAACGGTGCGGGCGACGCCCGTGCTCTCTATCTCAAGCTGTTTAGCGGCGAGATGTTCAAAGGCTTCCAGCACGAGTCGATTGCTCGTGACCTGGTTATGAAGCGCACTCTGAAGAACGGCAAGTCTCTTCAGTTCATCTACACTGGCCGTACCACGGCTGAGTTCCACACCCCTGGCAACGCTATCCTTGGCACCAGCGATGGTGCGCCCCCGGTGGCTGAGAAGACCATCACCTGTGATGACCTTCTAATTAGTTCGGCTTTCGTGTATGAACTGGATGAAGTGCTGGCTCACTACGACCTGCGTTCTGAGATTTCCCGTAAGATCGGCTATGCTCTCGCTGAGAAGTATGACCGTTATATCTTCCGTGCTATCGCTCGTGGCGCTCGTCAAGCCAGCCCGATCACCAAGGCCAGCTTCGTTGAGCCCGGTGGTACTCAAATCCGCGTTGGCTCTTCTGCCAACGACTCCGATGCTTTCGATTCCGCCAACCTGGTGGCTGCGTTCTATGACGCCGCTGCTGCTATGGATGAAAAGGGCGTCAGCAGCGAAGGTCGTGTGGGTGTTCTGAACCCCCGCCAGTACTACGCTCTGATCCAAGCCATCGGTTCTAACGGTCTGGTGAACCGCGATGCTCAAGGCGATTCCCTGCAAAAGGGTAACGGCATCATTGAGATCGCTGGTATCAAGATCTACAAGTCCATGAACATCCCGTTCCTGGGCAAGTACGGTACTGCCTATGGCGGCACCACTGGTGAGACCTCTCCTGGCAACGTGGGCAGCTTTGTCGGCGCCGCTCTGGAGAACGCTGCTACCGGCAGCGGTGTGAACAACGACTACGGTACTGCTGCTGAAGTTGGCAGCAAGTCCTGCGGTCTGATCTTCCAGCGTGAAGCTGCTGGTGTGGTTGAGGCCATTGGTCCTCAAGTGCAAGTGACCAGCGGCGACGTGTCGGTGATCTATCAGGGCGACGTGATCCTTGGCCGTCTGGCCATGGGTGCTGACTACCTGAACCCCGCCTGCGCTGTTGAGCTGTATGTGGGCGCTACCGCTCCTTCTGCTTTCTGATTCTTTGTAATCAATACGGGGACTCTTCGGAGTCCCTTTTTTTTATTATCTACCTGATAGAGATGCCTGCTACTTATGCTGCGTCCACCGAACTGGATGCTGTCAATCAAATACTTAGCTCAGTAGGACAGGCTCCTGTCACTACGCTAGATCTGCAAAACCCCGAAGTATCGATTGTCCTCAACACACTGAGGGAAGTGAATCGCCAAGTCCAATCAGAGGGATGGCTGTTCAATACTGAACGAGGGTATCAATTCACCCCAGATACAAACACAGGTCACATTGTTTATCCAAGCAATGTAATCGCACTCGATACTACTGTTGACGATCACGGCAATACATACGATCCAGTCCGTAGAGATGGAAAGTTGTACGACCGTCTTGAACACACCTACGTATGGTCAGATCCAATCAAGTGTGATGTCACTTGGTTCTTTGCATACGAAGACGTCCCCCCTCCTATTCAGGTCTACATCACTGCTCGTGCTGCACGGCTTGTTGCCGTGAAGCTGGTAGGGGATAAAGAGATCTACTCACTGCTGCAAGAGCAAGAGCTGTACACCCGAGCAGCTGCTCTTGAATACGATTGCAACCAAGGAGATTACTCGATCTTTGGTTGGCGAGATGGACAAGGAACTTACACCAGTTATCAACCATACCACGCTCTAACTAGATGAGTACGATAACCCAACGGATTCCCAACTTCTTAGGTGGGATCTCTCAGCAACCTGACTACCTTAAATATCCTGGTCAGTTAGTCGATAGCATCAACACATATCCTGACTATGCACTTGGTCTTTTGAAGAGACCTGGTGGTAGCTTTGTTGCTGAGCTGTACGGTGCTAACACCTCAGGCCGTTGGTTTTCGATTCTGAGGGATGACGAGGAGAAGTATGTCGCTCAATACAGTGACAACAAATTTCGCGTCTGGAGCCTTCTAGACGGCTCTGTAAGGGCCGTGGACATGCACACCAATACCGGAGCACCGGGAACGTGCAACCTGGCCACGCTGAAGACGAGGGTGGCCGATTACAACGCTGCTGTAGCCCTAAGGAAAACAAGGCTTGCTGAACTAAACACAGCACAAGCTACATACGCTGAAAGGCTAGAAGGTCAAAACAGCACGCAACAGTTGCTGTTTGATATTGATACCACGTATACAAATGACTACGTTCAAAGCGTTAGGTCTGGTGTAATCCTTGACACTGCCACAAACCAGTACTTTATTAAGTCAGCAGGTACTGTTCTGGGCAGTGGGACTGGAACCATTACGTATCCTGCAGGATACAGTCAAGGCACGGAACGTACAGATGAATATCCGTGGCTGGACCAGCAAGGGTTTAAAGTTTATGAATTGGTTCAAACGGTAGCGGCTGCTTTTACAGCTGGTCAACTTGCGACCGCCTTGTCCGCAATGAACACGGCTCAGACCAACTACAACAACGCCGTCTCTGATGAGGCCACTAAGAAGGGCCTTTATGACACTGCTGTCAGCAACTGCAACATCACCACTGTTCCAAGCAATGCTTATCTTAAGGATGCAACTCCTGATGACATTGAACTTCTGACACTGAATGATTATACGTTTGTTTTGAACAAGGCAAAGGTGCCTGCGATGAAGGCAGGAACTACCGCTGCTCTTCCCAAGCAAGCATTTGTAGTCATCAGCATTGTTGCATATAACGCTAACTACACCGTAACGCTGAACGGTACTAACTACACAACCACAACCCCTCAAGATGTGACGGGTGGGGTAACCGACTCGGGAACAATTGCTACGGCATTGGCAACAGCAATTAATGGCTCTGCTGGGTTTACGGCTGTGTCTGTTGGTCCTGGTATTTACATCACTCATGCCAGTGCCTTCACTGTTACCACAAAGGGTTCTGCTGCAGAGGAGGGCTTGTATGTCTTCCAGGATCAGATCGGATCAATTGGCAAACTCCCGATCCAGTGCAAAGACGGCTACAAGGTAAAGGTCGTCAACACTGCTGACATTGAAGTAGATGACATGTGGGTTGAGTTCAACACCACTAACAGTCAGACCTACGGTCCTGGTGTGTGGGAGGAAGCGAACGCTCCAGGCATCACGTATGAACTTGATGAGCTGACAATGCCTCATCAGCTGGTCCGTCAGTCTGATGGCTCATTTAAGTTTGAACCAATTGCGTGGGAAGACCGAGTGGTGGGTGATCTCACTACTAACCCTGATCCAAGCTTTATCGGATCAACGATTCGGAATATCTTCTTTTACAGGAACCGCCTTGGCTTCTTGTCAGAGGAGTCGGTGGTACTGAGCAAAGCAGGTGATTACTTCAACTTCTTTGCTACCACGGCTCAAGTGGTAACGGATGATGATCCGATTGACATTACCGCAACGTCCACCAAACCAGTCACACTCAACTACGTTCAAAACTCCAACACAGGCCTTGTCCTGTTTGGACAGAATGAACAGTTCCTGTTGAGCACTGAGGCTACAGACATTCTGAGTCCGAAGACTGCCAACCTAAACTCTTTGTCTAAGTACGAAGCAGATTCAGAGGTTGAGTCTGTAAACCTTGGTACGTCACTTGCTTTCCTGTCAAAGACCAACCTGTACACCCGTGTGTTCCAACTGGGTCGTATTCGATCTGATATGCCGCCAGTTCAGGCAGCAGTTACCACAACGGTATCTGAGCTGATCCCGTCAAGCGTTGATTCGATGATTGCAAGCCCTGCATTGTCGATGATCTCGATTGGAGAACAAGGAACTAACACGCTGTACCAGTACAAGTTCTACGACTCTGAAGAAGAGCGTGTGCAAAGTACTTGGTACAAATGGGAGATGACAGGCAATCTGCTGGATCAATTCTTTGACATCAGCACGTTCTACGCTGTGGTCTCTAACGGAACAAAAGTACTGGTTTCGTCCTTTGACCTTACACAGGCTAGTGAGCAAGGGTATCTGACGCTTCCAACTGGAGAGCGTACCGATGTGTGTCTTGACTTCTTCAACATCAACCCGTATCGGACCTACAACTCAGGTACTGATCAGACGACGGTTTACTTGCCGTTTGATCACGTCACTGGTAAGACCCTTTCCGTAATTGCCCTTGGTGGGTACATAGGAGCCTCTCCTACGGTCTCCAGTCAGACAGTAGGGGCAATCCTTTATCCAACCGTACAAGGCACCTCAGGGGCCTACTACGTGGTCCTAGAGGGCGATTACAGGGGACGAGATTTGATTCTTGGCTACCTGTACGACATGACCGTAGAGATTCCCAAGATCTATCCAGGAACCTCCGATGGCAGGCAGTGGAAGGCGGATACGACTTCTAGCTGCATTGTTCATCGACTGAAAATTGAGACGGGCTTAAGTGGGCCCATCACGTACAAAGTCAACATCACAGGCTTAGATGAGTGGGACAACGTAATCAACGTAACGTTACCCGCTCAATACGCATTGAACAACGTGAACCTTTCGGCATCAGCCACTCACGTTGTACCCGTTCATCAGCGAAACAAAAACCTTCGTATCCGCATTATTGGTGATACTCCTTTCCCAGTGACTCTCAGCAGTATGCAATGGGAAGGCAAGTACAACACGAACTTCTACACCCGAAGATAGTATGTCTAAAGAGTCCCGATCCGGCTGTGTGATCAGGAAGGCAACAATTGAAGATGTTGTTGCAGTAGCGAACAATCTGATTGAACCAGCAGTCCACGAGATGCAACGAGCAGAAATAAATCCTGCGCTTCAGTTGTTTCGTGATTTCAAAACCTATACCACCTATGTGGCATTGGCACCTGATGACAAGCCAATGGGACTCTTTGGCGTGAACAAGGAGGGTAATGCGTGGATGCAGAAAACCAACAAGATCTACGAGTATCCACGCTACTTTGTCCAAGCTTTTAAGACGTGGCTTAAAAGCCAGCCACATCCACTTTTATATAACTACGTTGATATTCAACACACAAAGGAGCTGACCCTTTTGAAGAAGCTTGGGTTCAAGTTTCTTAGGGTTATTCCAATGACTAAAAACAACAACTATTACGTGGAGTTTGTACGCTTATGGATCCAATAAGTGCATTTAGCATAGGGATGGGTCTGTTCCAGGGCGGCATGTCAATGTTTGGCCCTAAGGACTACTCAGCCCAAGCTTCTGCTGCCTACCAAAACGAGCTGGGGATACGTCAGGCGGACATTATGAACCGCCAGAAAGAACGAGCTTCTGGACGGGCCAAGGTAGCTACTGAGGAGCAAATCTTTGAGAACAGAGATGCTGCTAGTCGTGCAATGGCTAGAGAACAGGCACGGATGAATGAACAACTTATGGGGTTCTCACTTGGTCGCCAAAGCCTTATTCGTGAACGAATCCTGGCTCAAGGTCAAGGCAACGCTGTTGAACGATACGGTCGTAGTGCCCGGCGAATCCGAGACATCGACATCGTTGGGGAATATGGCAGACAGAACGCACTGTTCAGTGAAAACGTAGCCAGTGCTGGTCGTCAGTTCGGTCGCAACATGACTGACTTGGCACGTCAGCGGTACGACGCTGATCGACAAGCTGTTGGAAGTCTGCAGGCACAGCTTGACGGGTTTATGCCTGTAATGGCTCAAACCACTTACAACCCACCAACCAATAACAATGCTGCACTAGGAATTGGTCAAGGTCTTATGACTGGCCTACAAACTGGATTCAGCATGTATAGCATGTTGAGGAAGATATGAGTCCTATTAAACCATTTGGTGGTCAAGTTGAATTTCAAGGTTCAGCAAAAGGTGGTGCCTTTGATCCGTATAACATAGCTGATCCTAATGCTGGTTTGTCTGGAAAGCTTTCCTCAATCAACGAAAGCTTTAAGTTAATGGAACGAGGCCAGACTGCCAACTACGAGCAGCAAGGCCGAAACATCCGTCAACTAGCTGACTTCTCAGAGACCCTGAGCAGCTTCGTCAATGAGGGTGCTAAGTACTACAGCCAGTTTGAAGACGAACAAGCAGCACTACTGTTTGCCCAAGATCAAACTGCTCAAGCTGCAGCGATCCAAGAAATCGAACCCCAAGAAGAAGCTCTTCAGCAAGTCAACTACGTTCACAACGAACAAGCTGCTCAGGCAATCAAAGAAGGTGCTCCTATTGAGGTAGTTGAGCGGCTGAAGTCCCTTGGTGGGCTTCGTGGTTACTACTACAAGCGAAACGCTGCCAAGCACTTTGGTTCTACGTTTAAGGAGTGGGCAAGCTCACAATTCCTTAGCAACACTGAGAATATCGAAGTAGAAGGTGTAGTAAAAGCCGTAAACGATCCGAGTTGGGAACCGCAGCATAAAGCAGCAATTATGCAGCGGCTGCTGGGTAAGTACATGACCGAGAACGGTCTTACCCAAATCAGCCAGGGCCTGCTTGCTAAATACGCTCTTCCCGAGATCAACAAAGCTCAGTCTGAATTGATGTCGGTGTTCAGGAAGGAGCACGGCATTGCTCAATCCGCCATGAAGCGAGATGAGCTGATGGCCAACTTTGTGACGGACAAGAACCTTGGCGATCTTCTGCTTGGTCTTTCTGTCACCTACGACGAACGAGGTAATGCCCTTGGCTTCCCTGGTGCTTGGAAAACGGGCATGACATACATCAAAGATATGTTTGATGCAGGAATGATCAATGAAAATGATCTGGTTTCAATTGAGAGCCAAGTGGATCCACAGACAGGCAAGACGTTTAAGCAGCGGTGGCCTGTCAAGTTTCAACTCCTTCGTGAAGAGCTGGCTGCTGCTAACAGGCAGAACTCAGCAGATGAAGAGGCTGAGATTGCCATGAAGGCAAAAGATGCTGAAAGGGAGTTAATGGATTTCTTTAATCAGAATCCGGATCAAGCCACTGAGATCAATATCAAAAAAGCACAGCAGGACTTCTTCCAGAAATTTACACGGAAGAGTGACGCACTTAGTACTCTTGAATCGACCTACTCTGTAGATGCTCTTGGTGCTCAACGGCTGAACGATCAGTTCAAGAACCTTGCAGAGCAGAACATGCTGACTCCCCAAATGGTGTCGAAAGCACCTTGGGAAGTACAGCAAAAGTGGATGTCCGTGGCTACGAAGCAAGAGGAAGCAAGATCCTCGCAAGGTGGGTTCAAAGATAAGCTCAAGGCAATCGAGAACACTGTTAAAAGTGATCCTCGTGTGAAAGTGTCCCCCGATGGGTCAACCAGCGGCATGGCCACTTTGGTCATTGGTGAACTGCAAGCTAAGTTCAACAGAAAGGTTGCTGAATATATTGGTGCAGGGATGTCTCCAACGGAAGCAGCCAATACTGCTGTGACGGAGGTAATGGCAGAGTTCTCTAACCCAACTGGTCGCTATGCAATCAACGGTGTTGGCGAGTTCTCAAACTTCAAACTCAGCTCTGCTAAATCAACCAAAGCAATTAATCTAAAGCTCAATAAAATCCGAACTGCACTTGCATACGGCGGCAAGGGATCACTAGACAATAAGCCGGGTCTGATTTTTGACGCTGGCGAACTCAAGGCTATTGAGCAAGGTTATGGGAAGCCTGGCTTCACCATGCCTGCAGAGGCTCAGTACTGGGGTTCCAAGCTTGGTATCAGCCCACTTGAAGTGATCAACCGCCAACGTCGTGCAGCAGGAATGAATGAGCTGGCTACTCCAGCAGCTATGGAGCGGATTCAAGGAACCATCTCTCCTCAACTGCAAGCGATCCTTAATCGTTATCAGTCGTATAACCGCTCTGTACGGGCCTTAAGCAGCATGGGACGCTTTGAGCCTACTTCTGTACCTAAAGGTTTTGGAGGCACCATACAGGCGGCTGCAAAGGCCAATCGCATTGATCCTGCTATCCTTGCTGGTTTGCTTGAAACTGAAAGCGGTTTCAATCCAAAAGCAGTGAGCAAAGCTGGTGCACGAGGCATTGCCCAAATCATGCCTCAGTACCATCCGAACGTTAACTACAACGATCCAGTTGAAAGCATCAACTACGCTGCCAGATACCTGTCTAGTCTGCAACGCCAGTTTGGCGGTGACATGCGTCTTGCACTAATTGCATACAACGCTGGTCCTGGCAACGTAGAGAAGTACCGTGGTCCTATCCCAGGTGATGCTGAAAGCTCTAGCTACTACAGCAAGGTAATTAAATCTGCAGCTAAGTACGGCTACGGTCGAGCTTGGCAAGATCCCGCAACGATGCGGAGTAAATTTGCTTCGTCAATTACCTTTGATTCAGGGCAACCTGGAATTGATGTCTATTTTGACGACAAAAATTTTACCACTGTCCTCCCTGGTCGAGTGAAAGAAGTCGGAAACCAAACCACTGCAGGTGGTAATGGTTACGGCAACTACGTGGTGGTCGAATCAATTGATCCACTAACGCAGCGCCCGGTTGATGTGCTGTACGCGCACCTTGACTCAATTAATGTCAAAGAAGGTCAGAGCCTAAAGGCTGGATCTCGGATTGGTAGGCAAGGTGGAACTGGAAGAGTCGTTAGTCAAGACGGAACAATTGCCAGTATTGATTTTCTGGCACCTGCTCCCAAAGGATCTAAATCCATGGCTCCATACTCAGGATATGAGCAGCTCCGTAGGTACATCGCTAAAAACTTACGTCAAGGTTAGGTACGCCTAGCTTTGCTTACCATTAGAAGATAACAATGTACAATCCTTACGAGGAGTTTGAACGTAACGAAGAGCCTTTAAGCGACAAGATTCGCAATCAACTACTTCAGGAAAAGGCTCAGTCCGAAAGGACTATCATTGATGTGCAAGCAGCCGAGCAACAGGCTGCTGCACCGGCAGCTGCGAAGCCTGGTACGCCAGGCCAACAGCAACCATCACAATCACCAAACAAGCAAGCCAATCCGGATGATGAACCAAAGGATGCTGGTGACTACGCACGAGACGTAGCAGAAGGTGTCCTGGCTGTACCTACTGGTACGGTTGACTGGGCTGTAGACCTGTACAACGTTCTTCCGGCTCCTGATCTGCCAAAGATCCCTAAGTTCAAAGGGGAGCTTCAACAGGCTGCTCGGGAGATCTCTTCTTTTATTGTCCCTACAATCCTTCTCACCAGAGGTCTTGGTGCTGCTGGTAAAGCTGCTCAAGCAAAGGTGGCCTGGGAAGCTGGCAAGAAGTCGTTGGTGAAGTTTATGGGTGAGGCTGGCATTGCAGCAGGTGCTGGTGCATTTGTAGATGCTACGAACAAGATCAACGAATCAGACGATAACCTGCAGGGAAGTCTGAAGAAGATGTTTCCTAAGACCTTTAGCTGGATCTCGGATGACTGGGCAACCCTTGACACTGATGCACCTGACGTAAAGCGTGCAAAGAACATCAACGAAGGTGTAGGTCTTGGTATATTTACTGACTTGCTAGTTGGTGCTGGGAAGCTGCTTCGTGCTGTAAAAGGTACTAAAGACGCTACTCGTTGGATTCCTGAAAACGAACAAGCTGCCAAGGCTTTTGAAAAGATCAAGAACGGCACTACCACCGTAGAAGAAGAGGTGCTCACTGCTGCAGCAATGCGAGAGACGGCTGTTGATGAATTGGGTGAGTACAGGATCGGTAAGAATCCAGATCTAAATGAACCCCTCTTTGGCATCCACGATGTCTTTGATGTAGAAGAGACTGGCATCCGCTCTGTCGATGACATGGGCGTGATTGGAGCCAGTGTTGACCAAGCTCGTATTGCCAACAACCTTGGAACTCAATACGGTCGCCTTGGAAGCATCATCACTGAAGCTGCACTGAAAAAAGGTCTAGGTGCAGAAAGCCTGACCCGAAGGGAAATCATCAAAGGTGTTGTTGATCAGATTAAGTCTTCTGGCAAGTACAGCTATCTTCTGGATAACAAGAACAAGATCACGTTTGAACAGATCGATAAGGCTGGTACTGATCTTGCCCAATACCTGCTGGATCCTCGTATGGATGCAGGGATGCTGAAGGGCACTCTGGACAACTTCATGAACGAAGTTGACGGAATGAAGAACCTGACTGATACCGGCTACAACGCTGCCATGAAGGCAATCAAGGGGTACATGGATGAGTACATCAACATGGATACCCTGAAGGCTCAAGCGTACCTGACGACCTCTCTTGCTGGACAGGTGTCTGACATTGCAGAGGGTGCACGATACATGGACGGTACTGCAGCCATTGAACGAGCTCAAGAACAGATCCTTGATCGTATTGAGTACTTGATGGTCGAGAAGGGTATTGCGTCATACATCCGTGGTGCTGGCTTGAACAACATCAAGGTCTGGCAGCGGATGCGCTATGCAGGTGATGCAACCAAGATGAAGGAAGTGGCCGAGAACGCTCGTGCACAAACTGATGATGCACTTGCACAGATCATTCCTCGTGCCAAGAACACTGCTGAGACTCTTCGTACAATCTCCAAAGAACGTCCTGAGTACCTAGTGCCGTTGCAGATGGCATGGGAGTTCACGGATGGGAGTATTGACACTGTTTCCAAGCTGAACAAGTTTGTCGAAAATAGTCTTGCTGACATCCACAAAGGGTTTATGGATGGCACACCTGAAATCCCTAACGTCCTTGTTCAGGGGATGTGGTCGAACATTTACAACTCAGTCCTTACTTCAATCTCTACACCGTTGAAGGCTGGGTTTGCAAACACTGCATTGCTTCTGGAAAAGCCCATTACCGTGCTGGGTGGGGCAATGCTTGGTGGTGACCTCAAGACGCTGAAACGTGGCTGGTATCAATACTCAGCTTTTATCGACACCATGAACAAAGGTCTGCGTCACATGAGTGACGTTTACCGCAAAGCTGCATCTGATCCGACTTCTGTTGGATACATCATGCGTGATGACATTGTTCAAAAGAACGAAGGCACAATGGATGTTCTCCATTCATTTGCCCGAGCTGCTGAGCAACGTGGTGAGATGGGTCCGCTGGCTCTGTACTACAAAGCTGAGGCTCTCAACGATCTAGCAAACAATCCGTGGCTGCGCTTTGGTGCTAACGCCATGACTGCTCTGGATGGCTTTGCTAGGGCTGTGATTGCTAATGCAGAAGTCCGTGGTCGGATCTACGACAAGTTCATTGATGGTGGTCGGAAGCTGGACGGTGACGGAATCCGTAAAGCACTAGATGAGCAATACAGCGAGATGTTTGACTCAACTGGAATGATCACGGATAAAGCTGTTGATTATTCAAGCCGTGAGATTGCAATGAACCTTGATGGACCTGCAGTCACTGCACTGTCTAGCTTCATCACTAGGTTCCCCGCCATCAAGCCGTTTCTGATGTTCCCCAGGACATCGGCAAACATCATTGCAATGGCAAACAAGCACAGCCCTATTTCGATCTTTGCCAACGACTACAACAAGCTGGCAATGCCTGGAAAGAACTTCACTGTTGATGAAGTTGTGGAGATCTTGACAAGCAAGGGTCTGCCGATTGACGAGAACATTGAACAAACCTTCAACACGTTGCGTGCTGAGATTCGTGGTCGTAAAGCCGTAGGCACCATCACCATGATGGCTGCTGCTGGGATGTTCCTTAACGGTAATCTGCGTGGCAATGCTCACCACGACAAGGAACGCCAAAAGGTAAGACAGGAACTTGGTTGGAAGCCCCGTACCTACAAGGGCTGGGACGGCAAGTGGTACAGCTACGAAGCAATGGGGCCTATTGCAGACTTTCTTGCACTGACAGCTGACGTGATGGATAACTTTGATACCGTCACTGAAGATGATCTGGCAACAACGATCAACAAGCTTGGATTCCTATTGAGTGCAAACCTCACCAACAAGTCCATGCTTGCAGGTATTGAGCCGATGAACGATGTGCTGTCTGGCAACCCTGCAGCTATCAACCGTTGGGCTGCGTCTTTTGGTAGCTCCCTTGCTCCGTTGTCGGGTGCACGTAACGAGCTTGGCCGACTGCTGGCTCCTCAGCTGCGTGAAGTGGACATGGAGTTCACTCAGCTCCTGCGTAACCGAAATAAATTCACTGATGTCATTGATCCCAACTCGGCTCTTCCTGATGCCCACGACTGGATTGATGGCAAGAAGATTGGCTACCCCGAGAACTTCTTTGTTCGTGCGTTTAACGCCGTAAGCCCAATGAAGGTGTCTGACGACCTCTCCCCTGAGCGTCAGTTCCTGGTGGACATCGAGTACGACTCGCGTCCAAGCTTCATGAAGAACCAAAAGGGTATCCGCTACACCCCTCAAGAACGATCTGAGCTTTACAGCTTGATCGGCAAGCAAGGGTACTTCAAGAAAGAACTGCAACGCATCATGCAAGGTACTGATGCAAAGGCTTGGAAAGACTCCCTGCAAACTGCTCGGGGCAACGGATCCCAAACCGATCCAGCTCTGTGGCAGAACCTGTACAAACAAATCAACGTTGCATTGGATCGCTCAAAGCGCCTTGCTGAGGTTCAGCTGAGTAATCGTGATGACGTGATGCGTCGTCAGTACCAACAGCTGTACAGCGCAGAGATGCAAAAGCGTGGTGTTGCACTTCCAATTCTTGAAAACAAATAATCCACCCATTCCCCAACGTATTAGCGTAAATGGCCGCAACTGAAAACATCTATACAGGGAATGGTTCCACAACCAACTATTCCTTCACTTTCCCATATCTAGAAGTGACGGACATCAAGGTTACGCTTGATGGTGTCTTAACAACTGCATACACTCTTGCCAACGCTACAACTATTTCCTTTACCAGTGCCCCAGCAAATGGTGTGCTGGTAAGGATCTATCGTGAAACTATTGCGGACACGCTTCAAGCAACCTTTTACCCAGGTTCTGCTATCCGTGCACAAGACCTAAACGATAACTTTAACCAAGTCCTTTATAGTACCCAAGAAACCATTGCTCGTCGCGTAGATGCCACTGGCGGCACGATGACGGGGAACCTTGAGTTTACTGCTGGTAAGGGCATTATCTTTGAGGGTACGACTAACGATGCCAATGAGGTCACACTGCTTGGTGGTGATCCAACGGCTGATCGTACCCTTAATCTTCCTAACTCCAGCGGTACTCTGGTAAGTACTGGTGATGTTGGCAGTGTGGCTACGGCCATGATTGCTGACAGTAATGTTACTGCTGCCAAGATTGCTGATAGTAATGTCACGACGGCAAAGATTGCTGACGGTAATGTAACCACAGATAAGCTTGCTAACGGTGCTGTTACGTCTGCCAAGATTGCTGATGGCACGATTGTGTCTGATGATTTGGCTAATGATGCAGTCATCACGGCCAAGATTCTAAACAGCAATGTTACTACGGCAAAGATTGCTGATCAGAACGTAACCACTGCCAAGATTGCTGACCTTAATGTCACCACTGGCAAGCTTGCTGATGGTGCGGTTACTGATGCAAAGGTAGCAAGTGGTATTGATGGTGCCAAGCTGACTGCTGGTACGGTTGATTCATCGAAGCTCACTGGAGCTACGGTTGTCACCAACGCAGAGGTTGCTGGGGTTTCACCCAACGACACCAGCTTCTTCACCACGTCTGCTTCGGATCTTCGTTACTTCCGTCAGGACAGTGCGGAGACCATTAGTAGCAGTATGCCGTGGAGTGGCAGCGATGGCTTCATTGCTACGACGGCTGCTATTGATGCACGGATCATTGATCTTGTTGATGATGTTGGTGGTTTTGTCCCCATTGCTAATGAGACGAGCTTCCCTCTGACCAACCCGGACATCAACAACCCGGATGGAAGTGGGACCATCATCAGCGTTAAGGAGATCGTCACCACACGGACTCCTGTGGCGGGCACTGTGACCATCTCTAGTGGTGCTGGTGGTAATACCGTCACTATCACTGGATGCGGCTCTACGGTCCTTGCAGCGGGCTATGGGGTGCTTGTAGAGACCACCTCTACCCTTCATAGTTATACCTTCCACCGTCTTGTTCCTAGGGCGACTGAGGTAACGACTGTTGCTGGTATTGCCGGTAATGTCACCACCGTTGCTGGAATCAGTTCCAATGTGACAACTGTTGCTGGTATCTCTGGCAATGTCACGACGGTTGCTTCTAACATCAGCGACATTCAAACCGTTGCCAATGATCTGAACGAACCCGTCAGTGAAATTGATACTGTTGCTACCAACATTACTAACGTAAATACTGTTGGCAATAACATTACCAGTGTCAACACGGTAGCGACCAACATTGCTGACATTCAAGCTGTTGCCGCTGACCTTGCTGAGCCTGTCAGTGAGATCGACACGGTGGCAACCAACATTGCCAATGTTAACACTGTTGGAAACAACATCACCAACGTTAATACGGTAGCTGGCATCAGTGCGAACGTAACCACTGTTGCTGGTAACACTGCCAACATTAACACCAACGCCACAAACATTGCCAATATCACTACGGTTGCTGGCATTAGTGGAAACGTAACAACGGTTGCAACTAACAATGCAAACGTTACAACTTGTGCAACCAACATGGCGGCAATTATTGCTGCCCCAACTCAAGCGGCTAATGCAGCTACTAGTGCAACGTCTGCTGCTAATAGTGCAACGTCTGCAGCTAATGCTGTTTCTGCTTTAAACACGCTTCAATTCTTTGCGGATTGGGGTTCAATCACTGCCGCAGCTGGCACTACTGTTGATTACGGAGTACTTATCTAACAATGACTACAGCAATTCGTCGCCGTCGCGGTACTACGGCACAGCACTCTACTTTTATTGGCCTTGAAGGCGAAACAACGATTGATACCGATAAGGAAGTCGTTGTTGTTCATGATGGGACGACCCAAGGTGGTTTTCCTTTGATGCGGGAGAATGGCAGCAACTCAGCTCTTGCTCTTGGTTCCGCTGGCACCCCTTCTTTGAAGTTCACCGGGGACACCAACACCGGCATCTACTCCCCTGGCGCAGACCAAGTAGCCATCTCAACTAATGGCACGGGGCGGTTGTTTGTTGATGCGAGTGGTCAGATTGGTCTCGGATTAACGCCCGGAGCTTGGGGAGCTTCCGGCAGGGCAATTGAGACCTCTGGCGGGGCTTTGTACGGATACTCAACTGATCAGATCTTCCTTGTTCAAAATGCTGTCTTTGGTGGCGCTTCTTGGACGTACAAGAACAACGGAGCCGCCACGAACTACCGCCAGATTAGCGGCGAGCACATTTGGTCCGGGGCAGCATCTGGAACCGCAGGCAATGCCGCAACATTTAGTGAGCGGATGCGCCTGGACTCCAGTGGCCGCTTAGGTCTGGGGACTAGTAGCCCCGCCACAAAACTGGAAGTTGAAGAAGGCACTATTCAGGTTAAAAATACATCTACCGCCACGCTAGGCGCTCTCCTTAATCATGGAATTGCTTTTAGAGGCGCCAACCAAGTCGGACAAGACCGTGGAACTATTGCTGAATTGCGGCCATACCTAGGCACCGCAGCAGACAACGATTTTGGCCTGCAGTTCCGCACTCAGACAGCAACAGGGAGTGGTGTTACCACCAAGATGACCTTGACTCCCGGAGGGTCATTAGGGATTGGCTCTACTCTTGCTGGCAACGCTAACAACCGACTGCTTGTTCGTAGTGATAGCGCATCGGCGATCAGCAATGTGCTGCTGCTAAGCAATGGTCCGGTTGATAACAATGCTGGGCAGGGCGTACGAATTAACCTTTCAGGCGTTAGCGAGGCAAATAGCAATATTCGTTATGCCTACATCGAAGCCGCTAACCAAACATCTGGCAATGATCATTATCTGGCTTTTGGCACCAATTCAGCAGCAGCTACCCCAACAGAACGCGCCCGCATCGACAGCTCCGGCCGCCTGTTAGTTGGCACGTCTACTAGCCGTAGCGTTAATATCCCATACGGAAGCTCGGGTCAGTTTACGTCCACAGACCCATATCTATTCCAAGTTGAATCGGCAGGTTTTGCTGGGGCTTCCTTTATTACAAACAGAAGCGCGGACGCTGGCGGCTCATACTTAGTTCTAGGGAGGTCCAGGGGATCCAGTCCCGGTGGAACGACGATTGTCGCCAATGGAGACAACCTTGGAACCGTTTGTTTCAATGGTTCCGATGGCGCAACTCTTCTAACTGGCGCGGCTATTCGGTGTGACGTAGACGGAACGCCTGGAACTAACGATCTTCCGTCGCGCCTAGTGTTCTCCACTACCGCCGACGGAGCGAGCAGCCCGACGGAGCGGATGAGGATTACGAATGATGGAACAGTCGTTATTGGCGATACTACAACGACTACCACCTCTGGCACTGGACAAAAGTTTTACAACACCACGCCGTCAATACCAAACTTCCTCACGGTATCTGACGACAACATACCAGCCGGTCGGATTATTGAGCACTACAACGCTAATGCGTCCTACAACGGCGTTAGATTTTATGTGCGCTTAGATGGTGGCATAGGAAACTTTCAGGCAAACAACGTCAACCTGTCTGACGTTAATTCCAAAAAGGACATCACTCCAGCGGGTGGCACTTGGGACTGCTTGAAAGAATGGGAGATCGTCAACTATCGCTACAACGATCAACCCGATAATTCCGATCTGAACATGGGCGTCATCGCCCAGCAGGTAGCGGAAAGCTGCCCGGAAGTGATCACCGTTTTCCAAGAGGCAACCGAAGACGAGCCCGAAAAACTCGGCGTCAAAGAACAGCAAATGATGTGGATGGCTATCAAGGCTCTCCAGGAGGCACAGCTCCGCATCGAAACCCTGGAGGCTGAAGTAGCAGCTCTCAAGGGCGCCTAGTCCTACTCTCTAAACCCTCTCACTTGAGCCTACCAATCGGTGGGCTCTTTTTTTTATCCATACACACTTTACTCATGTCTACCACTTTCACCTGGAACATTGCCCAAATGGAACGCGAAGTCGAAGACGGCTACGTTTACACCGTGCATTACACCGTTGACGCCAAAGATGATACCTATGCAGCTGGTGCATACGGCTCCATTGGTCTGGAGCGTCCTGAAGAAGAAATGATTCCGTTTAGCGAGCTGACCCCTGAAGTCGTCGTGGGTTGGCTGCAAGACAAACTTGGCGAAGAAAAGGTGGCTGAAGTTGAAGCCGCTCTCCAAGCTCAGCTCGACGAACAGCGTCAACCGACCAAGGCTGCTGGTTTGCCCTGGGCCTGATTCTCATACCCCATTACCCGGTAACTACTAATGCTTACCATTCTTGGCCTTAAGGTCTCCTACGAGACCCTGCTTTTCCTTGGCCTGTTCGTTGCCTCCGAAGTGGTTGGCAACAGCAAACTGAAATCGAATAGCGTTGTCCAAATCATTCTTGCTGGCATCAACGCCCTGAAGCCTCTGCGTAAAGAGGACGACAAACTTCAACAACTCAAGGATACCTTCAAATGAGTATCCGGCTGACTGACGTAGCCAAGTACTACAAAGGTCTGCCCAACCAAATCAAAGCCCTCCAAGCCCTTGAAAAACTCTTGGGTAAGGAGGGCCTTTCTGATTCTCAGGAATGGGTTCAACTGTGGAGGCTTCCTCCCGCTGAACCTCCCAAGCAGCAATTCACTAATACATGGGATGGCATCGAAGCTGCTGCTGCTGCAGCTGGTGCCAAGTTTCCTGAAGTTGTGGCAGCCCAATGGGCACTTGAGTCTGCGTATGGCACCGCCCTGAGCGGTAAGAACAACTTCTTTGGTATCAAAGGTCCAGGCACGGTTAAGACCACCTGGGAAGACTACGGCAACGGTCCAGTGACAATAAAGGCTGCATTTATGGACTTTGCAACTCCATTTGACTGCGTAAATCATCTTGTTACCCAATGGTACAAGGATTACAAAGGCTACAAAGGAGTTAACCGTGCAACCAGTCGTGAAGACTGTGCCTATCTACTAAAGCGTGAAGGTTACGCCACCGATCCTGTTTACGCCCAAAAACTTATCCGCTTGATGGAGCAGAATGATTGAGGGAGTTATCACTGCTGCCATTGCAGCGTTGACGGGAGTTGTTGCTCTCCATGGAAAACTGAATCAACGCATTGGAGAAGTCGATTCTCGTATTGATCGTGTTGAACTGCGTATTGCAGAAAAGTACGTCCAACGTGAAGAACTTTCCACCGCTCTTAAAAAGATGGAAGATCATATGGTCCGCATTGAAAACAAACTAGATCAAATTGCGCTGCGTCATGGCTAATAAAAAGAAAGCCACAGAAGACCAGTTCAACGAACTCCATAACCTTGTTACTTCTGAGTTCCTATCTCGTATCAAATCTGGAGAAGCGACGACTGCAGACCTCAAAGCTGCGTGTGATTGGCTGGCTAAAAACGACATCAGCGGGGTTGCTTACGAAGGTAACCCTCTGGATAAGTTGGCGTCTGTGATGCCCAAAGTAGACCCCGAAATGGTTCAACGGAGGCTGTATGGCTCAAAGCACGTCTGAGTACTACAAACAGAATCCCAAGGCACGCAAGCGCCGACAAAAGCAGCAGTCAAAGTACAACAAAACCAACAACGGTCTAAAGATCCGTACAAATGCCAACAAGCTGAACCGACAGCTTGGCACCTACGGGAACGGTGACGGAATGGATGCCTCCCACACAGGTCCAGCAAAGGGAAAGCTTGAAAACGCCTCAGCCAATCGTCGCAGACCCCGTACTGGCCAGAAGTACGCATGACCCCGTTACTACCTACGCCTGATCACTACCTCCAAAACCTAATAACGATGACAAGTCCAGAAGCAAAGCGGCTCTGGAGAAGAGCCATTAAGGAACACTTCAACTGTCAATGCGTTTATTGCGGAGAAACTTATGAATTACATGAACTTACACTTGACCACGTACGTCCTCGTTGTCTTGGCGGGGAAGATCTTACATCAAATCTTGTACCCAGCTGCTGGCAGTGTAATCAGGCAAAAGGTAGTAACAATTGGCTCCAATGGATGAGGAGCACATTTGGTATTAATCCATCCCGGGAAGGGATGATTCTTTCTCACATTAACTAATAATGGCACCTAAAAATAAAGCCAAGCAAAAGCCTGGCAATATGCGGTCTCGTCAGCAGGCAAAGCTTAATAGTCAACGCGCACAAAAGTCTCCCATTCAGCCTGCACCTCGCACTGGTCCCCGGCGGCAGCTTCCGCAAAGCACCCAAGGACAAAATCGTGTGGGTAACTCCAGCCAGCCGTGGGGTGAGCGGCAAGGATCTGGACAAGACGTGCGTCGTGTTCGTGTAAACACTGATCGGCCCCAACTTCCACCTGCAAGGGAATCGATGCCTGCATCTGGCAATCGTCCCCAACTTCCTCCTGGTCGCTCTGGTCCTGGCACTAGTCGGACTGAACCGACCCGTCGTGAATTGGCGGAAAACAAAGCACGGCTAGCCGCTCAAGGTAGCCGCTCCAGTGAAGTCCGTACGGCTCGTGGTCGTGGCACAAGCCGACTTACTCCTGAAGGCATGTTTGCAGGGCCTCGTGTTGGCGCTGGTACAAACAAAGTGATTGGAGCCCTGACCATTGCCAGCATGATGCAAGATGCTGCAAAGGATGCTGCCAATCCAGAATTTTGGAAGGGGAAGTCTAAAGAGCTTCGCAAGCGGTACAACATGAAAGACACCCCGGAAAACAAGGGGTCAACTGCAACCGACGGTCGCTACGTTCCTGGCAAAGAGCAATCGAAGTTCACTGATACCGAAGCTGCAAAGCCTGCAGAAAAGCAACCTGCACGTCCTGTTCGTAGTGCTAGCCAACAGCCCACTACGGCTGTCCGCAACCCCTCTCCCAAGGCCAAAGCCAGCACTCCCTCTAAGCCTGCACCCAAAGCAAGCGAGACCTACCGCGACGGCGGTAAGGGCTTGTACCAAGGCTCTAAGGAGTACCGAGACAAGGTTGGCGGCTCTGGTAACCCCCTGCTGAACCGTTTCCGCAAGGAAATGGGTCTTGATCAGGCCACGGGTCAACGGGCTGATGCTCCAACGGTTGCCAAAGAAGCACCCAAGCAAGAACCAAAAGCTGCTTCCAAGTCTGGCGGTGAAGGCGTCAAGGACAGCCTGAAGATCGATCAAGCCGCAACCAAAGCGGATTCGTCGAAGTACTTCAACCAAGCATCAACCGACAAGATGCCCAAGTCTGAAACTGCTGAGCAACGCCGTAAGCGCGAACGGATGCTTGCTGCACGCAAATCAGGTCTTGCATAACTAACTCCATAAATGCGTGCCGCTCCTAACCATGGGGCGGCATTGCTTCTTATTGGCCCCTAGAAGCCCCTGGAAGGCCGTTATTTATCCACTCAGGTACATTCTATTATAATGCCTATAAAACGCCGCACAGAGGCTCCTAGGGGGGTCTCCGTGATTGAGTCCCTACAGCAAGATTTTAAGCTTTTTCTACAGGCTCTCTGGGGGCAGTTAGATCTGCCCTCTCCAACCCGCGCTCAATACGCCATTGCAGATTACCTGCAGCACGGACCAAAGCGACTACAGATCCAAGCGTTCCGGGGTGTTGGTAAGTCCTGGATCACGGGAGCCTTTGTGTTGTGGACCCTGTTCAACAACCCAGAAAAGAAGATCATGATCATCTCCGCTTCCAAAGAGCGTGCAGACAACATGTCGATCTTCCTGCAGAAGCTAATCATTGAGACCCCGTGGCTGGTTCACTTGCGCCCTAAAAGTGACGACGCCCGGTGGTCGCGTATCTCTTTTGATGTGAACTGCTCGCCATCCCAGGCACCGTCCGTTAAGTCAGTCGGTATTACGGGTCAGCTGACGGGTTCTCGTGCTGACCTGATGATTCTTGATGACGTGGAGGTGCCTGGTAACTCCATGACGGAGATGATGCGAGAAAAGCTTCTTCAACTGTGTACAGAGGCCGAGTCAATCCTGACCCCAAAGGAAGACTCCCGCATCATGTACCTTGGTACGCCTCAGACCACCTTCACCATTTACCGCAAGCTGGCTGAACGAAACTACCGTCCGTTTGTGTGGCCTGCTCGATACCCCCGCAAGCTGTCCCAATACGAAGGACTGATTGCCCCTCAACTCCAAGAGGACATCGATTCCGGTGCCGAAGCGTGGGGTATTACGGATCCAGACCGCTTCAGCCATGAAGACCTGCTGGAACGGGAAGCCGCTATGGGTCGGAGCAACTTCATGCTCCAGTTCATGCTTGATACGAGTCTTAGTGATGCAGAAAAGTTCCCACTTAAGTTCCAAGACCTTATCGTTACCGCTGTTAACCCGACTCAAGCGCCGGATTCTGTTGTGTGGTGCAGTGATCCTCGTAATGTTCTCAAGGATCTGCCTACGGTTGGCTTACCGGGTGATTATTTCTACTCCCCGATGCAGCTTCAGGGAGAGTGGAGTGCGTACGATGAAACGATATGCAGCGTTGACCCGTCAGGTCGAGGCACAGACGAAACAGCTGCCACCTACATAAGCCAAAAGAACGGCTTCCTGTACGTCCACGAGATCCGTGCTTACAGAGACGGTTACTCCGACACCACCCTTCTTGACATCCTTAGAGGCTGCAAGAAGTACAACGTCACCAAACTTGTCATCGAGACCAACTTTGGTGATGGCATCGTTGCAGAACTATTTAAGAAACACCTTCAACAGACCAAACAAAACATCGGTGTTGAAGAAGTCCGGGCTACCGTCCGTAAAGAAGAGCGCATCATCGACGCCCTGGAACCCATCATGAACCAACACCGCCTGGTCGTTGATCGTGGTGTGGTCGAGTGGGACTACAACTCCAACCCTGACGAAGCTCCAGAGAAACGACTCCTGTACATGCTGTTCTATCAGATGAGTCGGATGTGCCGGGAGAAATACGCCATCAAACACGATGACCGTCTCGACTCCCTTGCTCAAGGTGTCAAGTACTTCACTGACGCCATGGGCATCTCAGCCATGGAGGTCGTCAAACAACGGAAGATGGAGGAGTGGAGCGACATGCTGCAAGGGTTCATCGACGACCCCCAATGCGAGACCAACCACATCGTCCTTGGGATGTCTCTAGACCAAAAAAGACAAGCCAGAGGTAATTCCAAAAGTTCAGTCCCCACCTGGGTTTAAGACCGATCAGGGGTGTATACAGGAGGGATGGAAGGGTGGACCGGAACTCCTGTACGGGGGAAGACAAGTCAAATAAAGACAATCTTCCCCTTTTACTATGTCCCTGGGAATGGACATCTAAAAAGTACCACCTTTAACTCACTCCCTTCAAGAACTTAATTCCGGATATACCGGATGTCCTGGAAGGGACATCATTTATATCACTAATTAGACAGTATGTCTGCTAACCACCAAGTAGAACCATTGCTTCATTTTGTTCAGCTTATCCACATTACCCCTGATGCAGAAGAACTTATTGCCTATATGGCAAGAGTATCTAATCCTTCTAATCAAACCAACACTAAGACAAGTGCTAGGTTAATTAGATACCTCATTGAACACAAACACTGGTCTCCCTTTGAGATGGTGAACATGTGTGTTCAAATAGAAACTACTCGGTCTATAGCAGCTCAAATCCTTCGGCATCGGAGCTTTTCCTTTCAAGAGTTCTCCCAACGGTACGCACGGGTAGAAGAGATTCCCCGTAGTCCTTCCCTTCGGCGTCAAGATCAAAAGAACCGACAGAACAGCATTGATGATCTAGATGAAATAATTAAGACAAACCTTGATTACGAGATTACCAAGCACTTTGCAGCCGGTGTCCGTCTGTATCAACAGATGTTGGACTATGGAGTGGCTAAAGAGTGTGCAAGAGACGTGCTTCCCTTGGCAGCTCCAACCAAGCTGTACATGAATGGAACGATTCGGTCTTGGTTGCATTACTGCGATCTCAGGACTGCCCATGGGACACAGAAAGAACATGCGTTAATTGCTGGTCAAGTCCAAGACCTGCTGTATCAACACCTTCCTAATGTTTGTGAGGCTATGTGGGAAAAGAACTTAAGTTGAATGAGTTCCACACACTCTATGTGACGTGGAAACAAGGTATCCCTTGGTTTGATCACCTGCTGCTTGGTCTGCTGGTCTGGATTGAACGGTGGGTGATTGATCAAAGGGTAGACACAGAGCTTGATACTGCTATTGAGCAGTTTCATGCTGAGGCTAAAAAGGTTGAGCCTGATTATGTGACTCCTGTATATACAGAAACGCTCTCAGAGGGCTCTACAAGCCTCCCTGAGATGCGTTTAACTGCTCCTTGGTACACTGACTCCTAAATATAATTTAAGGGGCCTTCCTGAGGCTTATAGATGGGTCTCAAGAATGAACGCCATTAGGTTGCTAATGCTTCGCCCTTCTTCAGTGCTTTTACTGACGAGTTGTTGGTAGGTTGACCACGACAAAGTGGCGGTGACACGGACTGGTTTGCGTGTCGCAATTGTTGAAAGAGCTTGCAGGTTGGCCTGGGCTCGTAAGACTTGGGTCATCAGCTCAATCCTTGGTTGAGTTGGTCACGGGGTCGGTGTTGCAAGCACGCGGCCCCACCTCAATAACGTATCACAGTGATGTGAGTTGGTCTCAGAGTGCAGCAGATCTGGCTCACTTTCCGACAAAAATTTCTGAAGGCATATAAGCGGTGTAACAGGGCCGCAATCCCCCGTGCCGGGGGTGCTGAACGTGCCACTAGATCAATAATCTAGTCACCAGAAGGCCCTAAAACACCAGATGTAGCGTGATTCTGGGGCTGGCGACACTAGATCTACCACGGAAACCATAGGCGAGCACTGGACTAGTACAAAATTATTAGGCTCGATCTGTAGCGCCTCCCTGTTGTGTGACAGTGCAGCAGGTTGCACAGTATCCGCTGCACACTGCATCCACTTGTGGGCACAATTGCTGCAGATCACATCAGTGGTCCGCACATCGACAGCAGAATAAGGGCACGCAGCCAGTCTCCGATGGGGCGAGACTGAGGCCATACAGCAGCCTGGCCAGCTGCAGCTGAGCCCACATCCTTTTGCCCATTGCATCCACTCTGCTACGCTATCCACAACAACACCACCAAAGGAGGCGCACCATGTTTGAGTTCAACACTCCATATGCAGAAACAGAGCCGCAGGCTATCCGTGCAGACTTTGCGGAACTAGTGCTTGTCTACGATCAGAACGTCGACGGGCTGCTAAACAGCCTGGCCAACTACCTGCCCACCGACACTTTGCGCGAGTTCATGGACGACCTAGCCATGGGCCGTGTTTAATCCATCCACTAACCTACGCAACCACAAGGACGCACCAGCCAATGCAAACCACAAAGACTCAATCCCTTTGCTATTCCAACGCTGAATGGCTCAACAAACAAATCGATTACGCATCCAGCCAATTCAGCCTTGCTGTTGAATATGGCCACGAATCTTTGATGCACTTCTGGGCTGATCGCTGGAACCGCTTAGAGCGGCATTACAAAGACCTCAGGCAAGCCTGATCTTTCAACTGACAATCCATCCACTACGCTACCCAATCCACAAGGAGGCACCATGCGTAAGATCGAACGGCTCATGAATGAAGCCATCACCGAGGGTCTCAACTGGTCGTTAGACAACACCCGAGTCGAGACAGACGGTGACAACATTTCCACCGTGTACCTTTACGGTAACAAAATTGCCCGCATTGGCAATAACTATGTGCAGCTCTTTGATGGCAAACATCAAACAGCAACCACCAAATCGCGACTTAATGCTATCTGCTGGGCGCATTGTGTGGACGGTGAGGGAGTATTTCAGAAGCGTGGGCAATGGTTCATTCGTGTTTGGAATAAAAGCACCAAACAGTTTGACACTGAAGAGTTCTTCAGCGGCTACATGTTGGCTGACGCTTAGTCAATCCATCCACTAACCTACACAATCCATTCTTTGTCATGTACTACGCAATCGTTAAGTGGTCCCTGGAAGGGAACGAAATTCTCGACGGCTACGATAACTACGAAGATGCGGAAAGTGTGCTCGACGGATACTGTGACCGATACCCAAAAGGTTATATCGACATCGTGCCGATTGAAACCTAAAACCAACAACTAACTCCGGCCACAAACCGGAGTTTTTTAGTGCACAAACCTTTCACAATCATCACAAGGACGCACGCCATTTGTTGTATCAAATCAGCTTCGGCCTAAATCCATACAGTTATACAACTGCTATGGAGTACATCAACGCGCCTACATACAAGGACGCATGGTGTATTGCTGATGGAATGTGCCATCCCAATGAGATGGTGCAAGATGTCATTCCTGTTACCAACCTTGATGACTACGACTAACCAATTCACCCACAAACCATCATGGAAGTCTACAGCTTGTCATTCAAAGAACCGATGTTTGCAACATCAACATTGGTAGGAATTTATGCCCAATGGAGTGAGGTTGTAAAAGCACTTGAGAAACAATACGTAGACATTGGGACAACAGATCAATTCATCATTGAGGTTCACGAACTTGACTTTGTTGATGAAGATCCAGACGAGTTGAAAGAATGAAATACAACCACCAACAACTCAAGGACTTAGAGGATCAATTCCTCAAGGACTTTCACCGTGGCCTTCTCACAAGGAC